GTTTACCCATTGAAAAACAAGAAGAAATTGACGCTCTAGTAAAAGAAAAGCTAGAAAATGGAGAATTCTTTCAAGACGATTCTGCCAACCAATTGGTGGCAGACGATCAAGTGGGTAACTATTCACAGACAATAAGACCATGGGAAGCAGAGTCTGGAACTTCTCAAGCAAGAACGTTAGCTACAAGCTACGACAGCCCACCGGGCGGGCTAAGTGATGATATAGTAATGGAAGCATATGCGGCTGCGATTATAGAAGTTTTCGAAGATGAATATCTTGATTTAGTTGATGAGATTAATAAATTTCCAGGCGGTCAATTAATCGCTAACACAATCGCAACAATGACCTGTCCTCAGACGCCGCCACCCTTTGATCCCTCGGTTTTAGAATTTGTAAAAGATTTTGAATTGCCGTTCTGTAGAAGCATGAAAGATATGACCTTTCCAAAATTTGTCAACCCTGCTGGTTGGATTCCAGAAATAACAGATATCAATAGGATACTTTTTAATGCTGTTAAAGAGGCTCTTAACGAGATGATTGTTACAATTTTAATGAAATTGCTTGTAAAAATATGCGAAACAATAGGAAGTTCCATTTGTCAGGCTTTAGAAACAACCGCAGATATTTCCGCAGCGTTGGCTATGGGCCAAGAAACAGCACTGGCGGATATGTTGGCGTCATCCATTTGTGGAGACGAAGCAGACGAAGGTACAGTAAATGACACACTGGTACAAACATTTGGTTCCTTAGGTCTCGGCGCCGCAGCATTTGCTGATCAAGAAAAGACAATATCATTTGCTGAAGCTGTTTCATCAAGTACCACTCGCCGCGAACTAGCAGAAGCGTTTTTAGGCAACGCCAGTTCAGATTTCTTAGATATCGTTGACACCATAATTGAATACGAATTTCCAGAATACAGACAACCTTTGCCAAATCAAGCAGCAATAGCTAGATTTTTTAATAACATGGGGAATCTTACACCTTTAGATTTTAGAGGTGGTCTTAATGACTTTCTTAATGAATTGCCAGCAAATGAAATGATGCCGGCAAATCCCACTCTTTGTGCTACGCCTGAAGATATTGATAACTTTTGTTCAGGTCGCAGTGCGTTGCTGGAAGGACGCGCTAGCCCGTCACAAATTCAGGAGATGTGCTCGCGCGCCCCGTTCTTGGATGACTTGGGAGACCTTGCTAATGCATTACAAGATCCAATCGGAGAGTTGCCACCAATGCTATCAGATCCTGGTTGTGATAATGGAATGTTTCCGTATGAGCCTGAATCGTCCGCTCAAGCGGTGGGTGCTGCTTTGGGTGGCCAATTAGAGAGTTTAAAAGTTGCATACGGTTCGGATATGTTAGGTAACGGCCCCGCCGAAGATGATTGGGGTTTTATGAACATGATTCTTTCTGATACAAAGGGCCAACCTGTGACAACGCACCACAGAAAAGTCGCCAATAGAAGAAGATATGTAGATTTCAATATATTACCAACAGAGGAAGACGAGGAGCCCGACGGGTCGTGGGGCATCGCCTCCATGGTCACGAACGCGATATCAAAGGTGGTGAGTGAAGATCCTGGTATTAAATTTCAAAAAGCCGCATACCCAGTTCAAGTAGCCGAATGGATGCAAAGCGAAATGATAAACCTAGCAGGATCCATAGAATATAGTTCAAACAATAGTTTTCTAAAAAATTATGCGATTACGAAAAGTTTTAAAGAGCTAGACATTTCGACGTACTGGTGGTCAGATTTTGATTTGCTGGAACTACCGGAGACAGCTTACAATACTAAGATTAAAGTTGATTTAGAAGATCAAGAAATCAAATTTGTTAAAAAAGCTCGGAAAGCAGTCCCTGACTATACTTTACATTATGAAGACAATTCAAAAGGAATGAAATCTGGCGACGGCATGACCGACGAAGCCGCGGGCAAATATTCATATGCGTTTGACTTAAATTTCTATTTAGCCGACTTGGTTACAGATGCTTCTGGTTCTCACAATAAAGCTAATGCGTTGGGCATGCCAAGCGACACAACAAGGATTGAGATAATAGAATCCTTTGATCCCACCGTTGTGCCGATTTTGGATACTAACATGTGGGATGTTTTAGCGTTTGCTAATCCTTTGACCGCTTTCGTTAAACTTGCCGCCCATATTCGAGAGCGCAAGGAAAATCAAGAAGAAACAAAAATGGGCGTTTTTGATGAAACACAATATGAATTTTTAACAGTTGATGACACTTTTCTTGGCATGGATTTGGATGAATATACTAACTTTTTGGGTTGTTTTCAATCATTAGAACCAAGCAAACGTCCCCCACAAGTTGTTCTTTTAACGGAAATGTTGAAAGACGCCGGCGCCGATATGTCTCAAGCTACTGTTCAAGATTTTTATGATCCTCTTATGCAGCAGTTCACGCGTGATATTATGGAAGAGGTAGCAAATAATGAGGCCGCATTTAAATATGGCGCCGCCCCCGAAACTTTAACAGATCAAGATATAGAATATGGATTAGTAGGAGATGGCGAAACTTATTATACATCAGATCTAACATTAGTTCCAGCAGGAGATTGGATCGACTATAGTGGTGTTTATGTAAAAAGAACGGAAGAAGAACTCTCTGCAATGGAAAATCTCGGAGAAGAATATATCTCGTTCTACGAAGCCCTCTCTGGTGTTGATATAGCTTATCGTAAACTGAAAAACCAGGACTATATTTTAGGAATCAGTTATATGCAGTATCAAATAGAATATCAAGATCGCGCCGAACAAAACCGTATATTTTATTTAAGCCCCGGTGCTCATGGCGGGACCTATAAGAGACCACCCATATATGTTGCTCCTCAAAAGCAAGAAGGCTGGCTCGCATTCGCAGAAGCCGCCTTTCCAGAATTAAGTCAATGCAAGCCAGCAACCACAGATTTTGTAGATTTTGGTCAAATACAAGATCTAATAAATGATATATATCCCAATATGCCTGAAGATGAGAGATTAAAAAACGATCCAAATTGTGTTGTTGAGCTACCCTACAACAGAATCCTGCATCGTTCCTCGGCTGCTGCACTGGAAGGTTTGATTATCGCAGCTATTAGAATATATACAAGCGCACATTTAATTAAATCAATAGCCACGTTCTCTAAATTTAGTCCTAGATTCCCGCATGTTTATAGTTCAATATACGCCGCATATGTTGTTGAAGTTATGGAAGAAAGTTTCAAAGACGCACAGGGCAGCTTTTTAGAACGCTTTAATGTTTTTAAAGATGAAGAATTTTGGTATGCATTTTTAGAACAATCGGTTCAAATGTATGCCAGAAGAGTTGATGAAGATAAAGTTAGACCACCTCCGAGTGTTCTTGAGGCTTTGATGAGATTGAATGGCATGCAAGAATCATTTGAAGAAGATTATCCAGAAAGAGATAATCAGATCGGGCTCGCCCCCAAAGATGCTAGAGAGTCAAATGACGCCGGCTGGCTTCAAAGTCTTAAAAGCTATAGAGCCGATAAAGTTCTTGAAGCCATTAGAGAAACCCAAGAAGATGCCAAATTGATTCTTAAAGAGTTGGTTATACACGAAATGGAATACATGGGCAAAAAGTTTGTGAAAAATCTTAAAAAGGTCAACATAGTACCAGATGTACACGATATGGATTATTATTTGTTAGAGAAATACACACAAGGCTCATCTTTGGTAATGAACGAGAACACAAATGCAAATGGCGATGTTATACAAGAATATCTTGACCTGCCAACAGTTCCGATCGAGGAAGATGTTAATTACGAATTTCATGAAGAAGGCGATGCTGCATATTTTACAGCCGGCTCAGAACTTGTGGTTTCTGAAGCGCACCTTGGATTAAATGAGGCGGGTGATGATTATGTTGGCTATTATCACGTTTATATAAGCGATGATAGTGAGGTAAATTATATGGCCGGTGAAAGACACCTGGACGGCCCACATGACGTTTTGATTCCTGTAAATAATCAAACAAGAGTAATGGTGGGAGACGTGGCAGATTTAGGCTCCGTAAGCACCAGCACTGATGGTTCGCAACCATTTGTTATAGAAAAATATGTAAGTGTCGCTGGTACCAAGATGAGCGTTGCTGATGGAACAAATGAGGTTTCGAGCAACGACGGAAACTTAAATATATCGGATGTATATCCAGGCCCCGCTGCCAATCCGTTGGAATTGATTTATGATGCGGAGGGTGAGGCCGTTGGATTAACTGGCGAATTGGGTGTACGTTTAGGGTTATTATTTTCGATGGTTGTAAATGGAACCAAATATGAAATCACTTCTGTAGAAATAGATGCTCTTGATCTCCCTATAGGTAGTTTCAGAGGTCTTCCGGGGTATTCTAAAGAATTGTTATGCTTAATCAGTCATCTTAAACAAGATGATAAATTTAGATTAATATCACAATATGTTTTCCCACTAAGAAAAATTGTTGCAACAAACGCAATATATAATGATATGGCTTTTGTACCATCAATTGGTGAAAAAACAGTAGCGCACGGCGCCGATTGGGTAGCTACATGGCTAGGCGATTTGGAAGATGGTGATGAAGGAAAAGCTGGTGCCTATGCTCAAGTTGAATTTTCTGAAGATGGAGAAACACCAATCGGTATGGAAGTTTCCGACGTGAATAATGGATGGGCCAGTTATCATAAAAGAGCCAAGGGAGACCCGGTGGGCGTTTTAGAGTTTGATGATTGGGATGGTATACTTTTTAAAAACTCTAAGAGTATTATTAAAAGAATATTTAAATCTCATTATTATTCAAGAGATTTTAATATACCTGAAATCGGCGGCCGAACAGGCCCAGGACAAATGAATATAAAAAGATTAAAGGGTCAAATGTTCCCATCTCCGGGTAAAAAACTCTTGCCTTGGTGGAAGCGCAGAAGACTAAGGCCGAACAATCCGTTTGATATTGACGGTAAAGTGTGCGAAAACGAAGATTGATCATAATTACAGTGAGGAAAAATAAATGTCTTCTTTAAGTGTAGCTCTTCCGTTGCAATATAGCCAAATCGATGGTTTTCAAATGAACAAAGATATTAAAAGTCTATTTAGACAAAATTTAAAAATGTTAGTTCTAACTGATCCCGGCGAAAGAGTAATGGAACCAGATTTTGGTGTTGGAATAAGACAATATTTGTTTCAGAACTTTACCCAAAGCACATATTCTGAAATTGATACGCGCATTCGCGATCAGGTAAAAAAATATATCCCTGCAATTAAAATTGGCAAAATTAATTTTTCCAACTCTGATCCCGACAGCAGTAGGTTACAAATAGCGATCTCTTTTGCTATACCCAACATAGGCGCGAAGGATTTGTTAGAATTTACTATTTAGAATAAGAGGGTTTTTTATGGCCGATGACCAAAAAAAGATAGTTCCTATCGATTATACACACAGAGAATTTCAAAGCATTCGACAAGATCTAATTGATCTAGCACAGAGATTTTATCCAGATACTTTTCAAGATTTTAGTGAAGCCTCTTTTGGTTCACTCGTTTTAGATGCGGTTGCCTATCTGGGAGACCAACTCTCATTTTATTTAGACTATAACGTTAACGAAACATTTTTAGATACAGCATACGAATATAATAATGTTCTACGTCACGGCCGCGTTCTGGGCTATAAATACACCGGCCGCCCCTCCACATACGGTCAAGCAGCGTTTTTCGTTTTAGTTCCTGCTAGTGCGACCGGTATTGGCCCCGATGAAGATTACATACCTACTCTTAAACGTGGTTCTCGATTTACATCCGGCACCGGCAACAGCTATGTTTTAAGCGAAAATGTTGATTTTGCAAATCCTAAAAACCCTGTTGTCGCCGCACAAGTTGACACCGACACAGGTGCCCCAACTTATTATGCAATCAAAGCATATGGTAATGTTGTTTCTGGTTTCTTTGGACAAGAACAAATAGTAGTCGGGGGATATGAGCGTTTTAAAAGAATCAAACTTGATGCTGCTAATGTTGCTGAAATAATTTCAGTTTTTGACTCTGCAGGTAATGAATATTATGAAGTGGGATATTTGGCGCAAGATATGGTTTTTAAAGAAGTATCAAATAAGAATTTTAGAAGTGATAATGTTCCTTCTGTCTTGAAACCATATTTGGTAACTAGAAAATTTGTTGTAGAGCACGATCGTTTTAATACATATTTACAATTTTCAAGCGGAAAATCAGGAGAATCTAATGTAATAGCTGATCCCCAAAGTGTGGCTTTAAACGTGTTTGGCAAATCATATGTGACAGATACTACGTTTGATCCTACAAGACTATCAAAAAATGAAAGTTTCGGTATTGCTCCTTATAATACAACACTGACGGTAGTATATCGTGGAACAAACCCAACAAACGCCAATCTTGGTGTTGGAGCACTAACTGCCGTTTCCAACGCCCAAATGGATTTCCAAGATAGAGCATCTTTAACCACAGCTACAGTAAATACGGTGGTTAGTTCACTAGAAATTAACAACGAAACTCCTATTGTTGGAAACGTAACAAATCCTAATAGTTCAGAGATAAAAAGAAGAGTATATGATACTTTTCCAACACAAGACCGCGCTGTAACTCAAGCAGATTACGAAAACGTAGCCTATAGAATGCCGGCAAAGTTTGGTTCGATTAAAAGATGTTCGGTGCAGAAAGACGCTGATTCTATGAAACGAAATTTAAACATGTATGTTCTTTCCGAGGATAAATTCGGCAAACTTACTAGCACTAATCTAACAATTAAAAATAACTTAAAAACATGGCTTAATCACTATAGAATGATTAACGATACAATTGATATTTTAGATCCGTTCATTATCAATATTGGTATTGAATTTCAGGCGCGCCCAGCCGTTGGCGCCGATCGTTATGCGGTTTTACAGCAAGCAATTGATGCTTTAAAGGATCTATACAGCACTTCGTTTTATATCGGAGAACCTTTATATGTAACTGACATATATGCAAAACTTAGAGAAGTAAATGG